AGATTGGTCCCCTGAAGGGCCTTAACTTGTTGTTGTAAATCTTTGACCGTCTTTGACTGACCAAAGATTCTATCAATCATTCCCATATGCAAATACCATTTTAGGTTTTAACTCAAATATTTCCCTCATCATAAACATATCCATCAAATCGGGTGAATCCCCATTTAGCTTTACTTTCATCTCATCCTTACCTATTATCCTTAGCTTTCCGTCATGCTCTGCTTTATCTCTTTTTATTGCCTTACGCTCAAACATAAAACGCTGCCTAACGGTCATGGTTGTATCATACATCTTATCGGCCACATTCTTGTTTATTTTCATCCCACCATTAGCCACCCTATTGCCTGTACGATAATAGCACTGCGTCTTTAGGTTAAAGTAATTCTCCTTTATCAATCTACCACTGGCTTCATCCTTTACCGCCATCGCCGCCGCACCTCCGTTAAATGGTACAGCCCCCCTGATAAATCCATCTATATAACTTCCCACGCCATCACTATCATAACAAATATACCGATTATCTACGGAATATCTTTTTGCCATGTTAGAAATTAATTCTATTACTTGCTTGCCATCACTCTTATCCATTATCTCAATATCACATAACTCCATCCCCTCCCAATATCCAACTACTAACTTATTGCTTCCCTTCATTGCTATATCAGCCGTTATGTATCGCCCTGTATTGTTTACTCCCTTTAAATTCTCGAACATTCCCATAAATACATCATGCTCATAAACATCCATTGGGCTATTACTTACCTTCCAACGGCCTTCTAATAACTGCCGCCTGGTATCTTCATCTTGGCTTAGCAAGTTACCAGGATACGAAGGATCATACTCAAGCCCCTTCTTATTGTCATAGATAGAACCGGACACAAATGTAATCGACTTGATAAAGTCCTTTGCTTCCAAGTCCGATGCATCCATCATTGGCTTGATGATATGCTCTGCCTTATCGTACACTTCATCATAGCTATCGCCCCAAATATAATCACTGCCATACTTTATGAAGTATCTTAACTTACCTCTGCGCTCCAATATTGGAAAGCCAGTATCAGTATCTATCCACCAATTAATAAGCTTGTACACCCATGATTCAGGATCAGGATTGCAGGTTGCTCTTACATACGGCTTTACTCCACAGTTGGACCGGTTCCTCGACAGCAGATAAAAAAACATTGATTCAGTGAAGTGCGTTAACTCATCAAATCCTAAGAAAGGTATCTGTGCTCCTTGCCAATCATATTTATTTTTCTCATACTCCAAATGCCGAAATGAAATCTTGGCTCCTGATGGGAACTTCCAATCTAACGAGCTCTCTCGTGGTTCTGCTCCAAGTATTGGATATAACTTTACCGATGTGTCCCATAGTCCGCCCTCATTGCGTATCTGTACACTGGTCCGCCTGAAGATAACGCCACCAAATCCAGGTACTCCAATATGACGCAAAGGATCTAACAGCAGTGCAAACGTCTTGCCCACAAATGCAGCCGCACCTCCTATTACAATGTCTGCTTTAGAAGATAATGCTATCTGTTGGTATCCTATCTGTGGCTTTATTATTTCCATTAATTATCGTAAGGCATGATATCTAAATCATCACGCCCATTATCAGGAAGTTGTATTATTTGGATTGATTCGATTGTACTGTTCATATCAACATCTACTACTTCTTTAGGATTACCGATGGCATGAGCAAACGCAAACTTAATTAGCGCAGGTTCCCCTGATGCCAATAGGAATTTAAGGCCCTCAACAATACTGCCATAGGTTTGTTCAATGGCCTCTATTGCTTGGTTCCTTATCTGTAACTCCTCCGACTTTGTTTTTCTTCCGGCTCCTGGTCTTGCGCCGCCTCTGTTACCCATGATGATTTTTTGATGTTTATTCATTTCAAAGTTACGCATTAATATCATTTAACATCACATCAAATGAGCATGAAGTATCTTTGTATTACTATGAAAAATATACTTTATATCCTATTTGCAAGCTTCACGCTGACGGTTAAGATATGTAATGCACAGTGCAGAGATATCTACGGCCATAAGGTTGAATGCCCAACAATGGATGATAGCTTGATAGTTTACAACAATGCTTTAAAGGTTTACGAGTATTATGAAAATAATCCATCATACAGCAAGACAAGAAGCCAAGAGTTGATGACTAAGGATGAAAAGCGCAGAGTATATGAGTTATTGGAACAAGCTCTCAGAATGTTTTATATCATCAGGAGAGAAGTTGCCAAGTTAACCGCAGAGGAGAAGAAATACAACAAAGAAACCAAGCCAAAGGAACAGTATAAGGATGTAACATTTAAAGAGTATTACAGCGAGATAGATGAGTTTAAATTTTATCAAAGGGAGTTAGAGAATCAGATTATAAATCTGAATGCGCCTGCTTCACTTTATGATAACCGTATTGCACCCATTTTAATCAATGAGTACAGGAATATCGATAGCAATGATATTTACTTTGGTGACCTGGTTAATTTGCCTTTGTATATCCCAGTAGTAGTAAAGCCGTTTTTATTGCTCACATCTGCTGAGTTAAAAGTAAGAAATGAGATTTTGCATATTCTCCCATCTATTGAACCGCCTAAAGAACCAAAGGTTATCAGACATATGGTTAAGAGAGATAGCATAAAGCTTGACACTTTTAACATCAGCAATGGCTCTCCGATATATGCTTTCAATGAGTACGGTTCAGGAGCATTAATAGGATTTATAATTAATCGCAAATTCAAAAAAATAGAGCCAAAAGATTACGATGAGTATGCAGTGCCATCATTTGCAAAAAAGTTGCTTATGGATGATAAAGCACTGGATAAAATGCTCAGGATAAAATTTGGCTCATACTACTTAGGTTTGTATAATTGATATCTCCTTCTATCAGTTGAGTTGGTTAATCTATACCTGGCTATCTCTATACTAATTCCGTAATGATCCTTAAACTCGTTTATATCTTCAAATGTTTTTCCTGTGTATGTATCATAGATGACCTTATTAAAGAAATCTCTTCTGTAGTTTATGGAATGGCAATGCTCACCATTGCAGAAAACTTTATAATGCTTTTTGCATCCTTTGAATTTCTTGTCTAATTCCTCCAAAACTTCCTCATGAGGACGCTGTGAAGTTGTGTACATATATACCACATTAATACCTGATTCAATTACCTTATATCTTCTTAATTTTCCCATTTTTTTAGCTTACTGATTGATAGTACCGATTTTTCTCTATTTACTATATATATATAAAAATAACTATCCCCCCCTATATTTTTTATAAAAATCGATACTATCGATACGGTAAAAGGTTAAGTTATTGATAATCATAGTAGTTACAACGGATTGATTTTGAAAAAAATCAGTCGTTTTTAAAATAAATCGATACTATCGGTCAGTATTTTTTTATAGTTATCATTATTTTTTGTAATACGAAACTCTTTTATACCATTATTTTGATGGTTTTTCCGATCGATATAATCGATTTTAAAAAGTTGCGTAGCAATATCGATCGCTTTTTTAAAGCGTTTTAGGGAGTACTCTTTTTTCTCCATTTCGTACTTTATGAGGAAGGATTTGTACTCATCTGTGATAAATAACCACTGGTCCATTTTATTATCCAGTAGGTCATCCCACCAATCCAAAAAGTCCTCCCCAAATTGTAGTTTGAGTTGTTTACGGTTTAACTTCTCCGAGTTTTCGATTGATTTAATGCCGTTTTCTAAGTAGTATTTAACGCAGTAAAACATAAAATTGTAGAATTTGTGCCATTCATCATTATCCCAGTCATCGAACATCATATGCCCAAAATAATCCTTTGGCGTACTCTTAGAGTTAAAAAATGGTGCAAATTCCAATACTTTTTGCCGTCTTTTTGCGTGCTCAGCATTGGCAGCTATGCTATAATTGGTTGTAAAGGCAATTTTAGGCGATTCTGCAAACGATAAGAATATTTCGTCCTTATTCTTCTTTTCTATGGTCATCCCCTCCGTAATGGTCGGATAATAACGCTCAAATTCTACATTCTTTGGACAATCCTCTATAACTACGAGCTTTGTGCCAAGTGTTACACGCTGAAAGGCAAAGGTCTTATCAGGTTTGAAATTTTTGCCGTCAATGGATACAGTTGGGATAAGTTTAGATATAGCTTTGAAGAAAATACCTTTACCGGTTCCGCCTCCTTTGGCCTCATCGTCC